CGGCGCACCAAAGCTAGTACCGGAATCCGCTAAGGGCGTGGAATACAGCCCGCTTTGCGACTTCGACATAGAAGGATAACAGAAGTTAAAAAAAAAAACAATTAAAGAATGTGTAAGCGGTTCAAAGTCTAAAATAAAACAATATCTTTGAACCGTGAACAAATTAAAATCTTAAAAATTATGAGTAGAAAATTGATCTTAAAAAACGTGCGTTTCTCTTATGTAAGAGTTTTCGAGGCAGAACAATTCAACGGAGTAGGGGATTTTCATTACAGTGTCGTGCTTTTGATCCCAAAAACGGACACCGCTCTAGTTAAGCAAATTAATGACGCGGTCAAGGCGGAAGCGCAAGAGTATTTTGCAAGAGACCCTAAATTTAAGGGACGCGTACCGGAAAATTACAAAAGCCCGTTAAAGGATGGAGACGCGCCGGAGAAAGAAGGGCAAGCCGGATTTGAAGGTATGTACTATATCACTGCGAAGCGCAAAGAGGAACACGGGCAACCGATCGTAATCGACAAAGGTAAACGCCCGATCACAGTGAAGGAAGATATGTATTCTGGCTCTTGGGGAGTAGCTTCCATCTCATTGTACGGCTACAACATGAGCGCCGACAACCGCGGCATAACCGCCGGATTGAACGGAATCCAAAAAGTAACCGATGATGATAGACTGGACGGCGGATCAAGTGTAAACGACTTCGAAAACTTGGAGGACGAAAACGACAGTCTAGCAGATTTCAACTAAAACAAGTATAAACAATTAAATTAATTATTAATCAATCTCGTTAAAACAGGTGTAAAATGATTTTCAAAAGCCGTGCCGAGTAGAAGCGGCGCGGCTTTAACTTTAAAAGCCCCTGGAAGACATGAAACCAATTTTTATAGATTTTGAAACTTATTCAAGCGAGGACATTAAGAGCGGAGGGGCGTATAGATACACGCAATCGCCTGACTTCGAAATACTCCTGATAGGCTACGCCGTTGAGGACGGAGACGTAAATATTATAGATATGACGCAGCCCGGATCTATCATGAAGTTTGCCGCATTTGTTCGCCTCATCTCATCACCGCAATACACGATCGTAGCGCACAACGCGCAATTTGAACGGTTGTGTTTGAAGGCGTATAAGGTTGACATTCCTGCGGAACGTTTCCTATGTACCGCAACGCTGGCGTTATATGCGGGATTCCCCGAAAGTCTTAGTAACCTTTCTAAGGCACTGGACTTGAAAGAAGGGAAAAAGGGCACAGGGCTAGCCCTTATAAAATTCTTCTGTCAACCGCAGAAGCCTACTAAGGCGAAACCGGAATGGTACCGTAATTTGCCAGAAGATTACCCGGACAAATGGGAGGAATTTATAGATTATCTACGTTATGACGTCTTATCAGAACGTGAAGCGGCGGGACGCCTAGATTATTGCGATTTCCCGCAGTCGGAAATAGACCTGTATAGACTGGACCAGTACATTAACGATAACGGGATCGCCGTTGACATGGAACTGGCCGAACGGGCGGACGCTCTGAACGAGGAGTTTTGCGAAACTCTTAAGAACCGTATTAAAACTAAGTACGGCATATCCTCTTTAAAGTCCACAATGCAACTTAAGGACTTCGTTCTGATCAATACAGGAAAGTCTTTCGAATCATTCCGAAAAGAGGACATAGATACTATTATGCAGGAGTGCGATAACGAGCGGGTAGACGAGGTGCTGAACGCCCGGAAGATCATAAACAAGACTAGTAACGCCAAATACGCAGCGATGCGTAATTGCGTGTGCTTCGACGGACGCGTACACGGTTTGTATCGTTTCTATGGAGCAGGGCGTACTGGAAGATGGGCGGGGAGATTAGTTCAGATGCAGAACTTGCCACGTAACTATATACACGACCTGGACGGCGCGCGCGAGAACGTTAAACGCATGGGTTTACAGGACTTCGAATTGTTTTGGGGAAACGTTCCCGATACGTTGTCACAACTGATCCGCACAACGTTTGTAGCACCGGAGGGCACTACGTTCCATATCGCAGACTATTCAGCCATCGAAGCCCGTGTACTGGCTTGTCTTTGCCGTGAAGAGTGGCGCATAGACGCTTTTAAGCATAGTAAGGACATTTACGCTGTTTCCGCTAGTATGACGTTTGGGTTACCTGTTGAAGAGTGCGGAAAAGGAACGCATTACCGCCAACAGGGTAAGGTAACCGAGCTTGCATTAGGGTATGGCGGTTGGGTAGGCGCTATGTCTACGATGGACTATGAAAAGGCAATTGATCCGGCATTGTACAAGGATATTATATTGAAATGGCGCGAGGCTTCTCCACGTGTCGTAGAATTTTGGGAAGCCCTGGACAGCCGGGCGAAGCTCTGTATCAGAAACAAAAAGGACGTGCAAGTTATCCGGTACGGCGTACACGTTTGTACATTTCAATGGTTTGAAGAAAATAATTCTCTTGCAATTTTACTACCTTCGGGGCGTCGATTGTTTTACCCGTTTTGCCGGATCGCTACAAAAAGCGTGCACGGACGCGATAGAGAGGTTATTACGTATAAAGGTCAAGACCTTACGGGAAAATGGGCGGACTTAGATACATACGGCGGAAAACTAACCGAGAATATAACGCAGGCTATCAGCCGCGACCTTTTGGCGTATGGTATGCAGACAATTGTACAACGTTATCCTATGGTTAAAATCGTGGGACATATCCACGATGAAACCGTTAACGAAACGCCTTTAGATGATTTTGGCGATCCGGTTGTTTCGCTAGAGGAAATTTGTACAGCTATGGCAGCTACACCAAAATGGGCGGAAGTTTTCGGTATTCCACTAAAGGCAGAAGGATTCACTAGTAATTATTATAAGAAAGATTAATTAACATGGAAAAATACACCTTATCGCTCGCAGGTTCTTCGGCGTCTCTGAAATGGAAGGCGGTGCGCCTCACATGGGACGATTTTGTAAAACGTTTAGGTACGCCCGTTATCACTAACGAAACGGTACGCGAGTACGATAAATTAGACAAGCCTGCTAAATCTTCTTTGAAGGACGTAGGCGGATTCATGGCGGGAGAGCTTTCCGGATCGCAACGCCTTAAAAAGGCGGTCATGTCTCGCACAATGATAACGCTAGACATTGACTTCGCCGATGATCTTTTCCCGATTGATTTCGAGGACCGTTTTCACGGATACGCGGCGGTTATATATACAACGCGTTCGGATAGACCGGGAGCGCGCCGTTACCGCCTTATCATGCCTTTCAAGGAAGAGGTTACGGACGTTGTTATGTACGAGGCGGCAGCGCGCAAAGTAGCCGAGTTGTTAGGTATTGATCTATTCGACAAAACAACGTTTCAACCGGAACGCATGATGTACTGGCAGTCCCTTTCAAAAGATCAAACCGGACTTTTCGAAGTGTTCGAAGGAGAACCGATCAGCGCGGAGTATCTAATAGGTTTGTACGGAGACAGTGAAGAGTGGCGAGACGTGCGCAACTGGGCTTTCCATTCGGACACAGACCGGGAGACAAGAGCGATAGTTAATAAGGAGATGGCAAAAGACCCTAGAGATAAAGAGGGTTTAGTAGGCGCGTTTTGCCGCTCATACACGATACAGGCAGCAATAGAAAAATATCTATCAGACGTTTACACGGAAGTAGACAACGGACGTTATACCTATGCCCTTGGATCGGGTGCGGCTGGTTTAGTTGTGTATGACGATGTACTTTGTTTTTCCCATCACTCAACCGACCCGATAGGAGACGGACACGCTTATAACGCCTATGATCTTGTACGCGTTCACAAATTCGGGCACCTTGGTAAGGAAGACAGTACTCGCGAGATGAACAAGCTAGTTTGCGCGGATAAGGAGTGCGTTAAAGATATGGTAGCCGTGGACGATGATCTAACCGACTTCGAAGCATATGACGAAGAAGTAAAGGCAGACGCGCAGACCGCCGCCGAACTTGTTTGGGACTTGGATAAGAAGGGCGATAAAATGTGCACCGTCCGTAACTTTGTTAACGCTTTCAAGTGTGATCCACTATTAAACGATCTGTTAGCTTATGATTTGTTTCTTGATACAATAGTGTACACCCGCACGCCGTTCTTCTCGAATGACATCAAGAAGGGCGATATGCTGGACGACACAGCAGTAGCGATTATCCGTGGACGTATAGAAGATTTGCACGGTATTTATAATGACAGCAAGCTAACCGACGCGCTGGAAAAGGTTTGCAGTGAAAACGCTTTCCATCCTATCAAAAAATATCTAGAGGCACAAAGGTGGGACGGTGTGAAACGTATTGATAATTTCTTAGCTGACTACATGGGTGCGAAGCCTAGTATATACGTTTCCGAGGCGTTCCGAAAAATGTTAGTCGCCGCGGTTGCTAGAGTGTACGAACCAGGACGTAAATTTGATACGGCGCTTGTCATGTATTCCGGGCAGGGCGCGGGAAAGTCCACGCTTATACAGTCCCTTTCAAAAGGTTGGTTTAATGATTCATTAACCGACATATCCGGGCAAAAAGCATACGAAGCGATACAACATGCTTGGATCGTGGAGCTAGCCGAGTTATCAGCACTTCGCCGTTCGGACGTGGAAGCCACAAAGAACTTTATCAGCAAGCGGGAAGATACATATCGTAGCGCATACGCCCGCCGCGTCAAGACGCACAGGCGTCAATGTGTGTTCTTTGGGTCTACCAATGATGATGAGTTTTTGAAGGACAAGACCGGAAACCGCCGTTTCTTTCCTATCGAGGTACGCGCCAATAAGAACACGCACAGGCTATTCGAAAAGTCATTCGAGAAAGTGGTAGACCAGCTTTGGGCCGAGGCGATGGAGTTGTACATGTGCGGGGAAAGTCTTATCTTATCCGATGAAGCGGAAGCGATTGCAAGTGAAGGCCGCGAAGAATTTACAGAAGAAAGTCCTCTAGTAGGTATTATTGAAAACTACGTGGACAGGCTTTTCCCGGCTGACTACGAAGAGCGCACCGAACAGCAACGCGCCGACTTTCTATCGGGCGGTCTGGGCGAGATAGGCGACATGGTTAAAAACGAGTTCTGTTTAATGGAACTTTGGGTGGATGCGCTGGGACGCCGTAAAGAAGATTATACCAGCGCGAAAGGTCGCGAATTGTCCACAGCGATGCGACAAATGAAAGGTTGGTACAAAGGAAAGTTAAAAAGAACGAAATTGTACGGCCAACAAGTAGTTTATATCCGTAAAGGAAGCGAAGAAAGCAAAAAATTATTATCTTTGTGACACAAAACTTTCTTTTCTAATTTTTAAGGTTAATACTTTTAGGGTGGTTTTTTTCAGTTAAAAAGGCTTTCGTAGTGATACGCGAGCCTTTATTTTTGTTAATATCACAAAGTTTTTTCCGAAAACGTTTGGTAGTTCAAAATAAAGCCGTACCTTTGCTTTCACAATAACCAATTAAAGTATTAACCAAATAAAGTATTACAGTTATGAAGGAGCAAAAATTTATCGTAGGGACTAGTGTAGTAGTAACGCTAAAAGATGGCAGAGAGATTCACGGAACTGTTGCAAGCATAGATACTAATTTGTGTACGTGGAAAGAAGAGTATAGCGTTAACTACGTAAAACATAACAAGATTTGGACTATCATAGGCGTACCCGCATCTAACATTAAATTGGTATGAAACAGAATATAGGAGAACTAACGGAGGCGGAGCTAAAAGCCCGCCGCCGCTTCTGGAACAAGAAGGGCTTCTTTGGTGAACCTACTAAAAAGCTATCGAACGCAGTTCAATGAAAATGCAGAAACTAGTCAAGGCGTTGAAAGCCTTTTCCTTTGAAGAAATTATCAAAATACGCGCTACAAAATATCCGGACAAATACTTCACGGAGGATATGCACACAGTTCGGAACGCTAGCGAATCAGATTTTAATCACGCAATATCAACATTTAAAATTTTTAGATCATGAAACAGTTTGTAGTTTACACGTTTTGGGCGATCCTGTTTGTATTATTCATTTTGTTGTGCTGCGAGCCGACCACTAGAATATGATACAGATATTGAAAGCGGTGATTATAACGACGGACGGCGTTATAACACAGGACTACACGAAAGTCCAAGATAGTTTAGGTGTGTATGTCGTAACGGACATAGAAGCGGAACGGCGGTATATCGCCGATTGTCAGACCCTGGCGGGATTTACGGTTAAACGGGTTAATCTAACTTATGTAACAAAGGAATGATATTACATATTATATTAGCGGCGGCGCTTATCGCGATCGCCGCGTATTATCCAATTAAGCTTATAAAATTTTATTGTATGGAAAGTAAAAAACAAGGCTTGAAGGCCAAAATTACGCAGGACTTGAGAGAGGGAAAAGTTTCACGTAACCTTATTTTGTTGACAATTGGTGAGGGTGGTTTACGTCTCATGCGTAGCCAATTAGATGATATCTTTGAGTGGATGGTTCAGAATACGAACGCGTGGAGAATACACACGTACACTAATGAAAAAACGGTTGTAATGTTTTCGCACACCCCATTCCACCCGGAAGAGTGGAATGATTATGAGGACTACAAATGCATTATGCGCCAAATGTTTGGGGACTACGGAACTAAGGACTTTCTCACGTCCCGTACCACCGTGGAAGAATCAGACCGTATTTTCCGGGACTTTATCGACATATACCGACAGATAAAACTGTACGACTATGTTACGTTTGACATCAACGGGGTACGTACGCTAGGAAGGGTAATGGGCGGCGGTATAGTAAACGAGATATATACCGTTAAAATATTATCCGGGGGATCACGCGGGCAATATTGCACCGTCGGAGAAGGGAACAATGTATCTAAGATAGAACCGGACGAAGCAGTTAAGGAACTAGCCCGGCAAAAGGAGGAATGGAAGAACAAGAAGCGCGAAGAAGCCGTAGAGAAACGGCGCGAAGAGTTTCGCGAGAAATATGGCAACATTGTACGCGGATCGTATTTAAAAGCTCCAAGCGTTAACGGTCCATCCCTGTATATAGTCGAATCGGTAGACATAGACGAGGCAAAAGCTACAGCGATTAGACTTATAGATTTAGGACCCAACCTTCACGCAGGGGAGAAATGTATTCTTCCGTTACAGAACGGTTTTGTTTTAGTGTCGCCCGAAGATGCGGCGGAAATTTTATTAAAAGAGTATGGCAATGAGTAACAAGAAGAAATTAAAGTCCCGTGATGGTGCAACACGCATCACACCGGACAAATCGACAGGTGAGTTTTGCGGCCTGTACAAACTGCAAATGTACTCTAAGGATACACTATCGTGGAGCGACATAGAAGGATGCACGGAGTTGACATGGACAGAAGCCGTAACAGCCCGGAAGAATTACGTAGCACTACGAAGAGCGTGCAAAGTGGCAAACGGCGCGAGCCTGCATATTAACGTACCCGCGGATGAAGGCGACGGAAACTAGCGAAAAGGTATTCGAACGTACTATGTCTAAGTACGTCGAGAATAAAGGAGGGATGGCAGTAAAGCTGCTATCCCAATTTATTAACGGTTTGCCGGATCGAATGTACTTGTTACCGGGCGGAACGGTTATCTTTGTTGAGTTCAAGTCTACGGGCTGCAAGCCTAGACAGATACAGCGTGTTATACTGGATCGGATCGCCGCGCTTGACTTTAACGTGCGTGTAGTTTCTAACCCTGACGAGTACAACGATTTGAAGGAACTAATAGACTTTTATGTTAACGGGCGTTAACTAATGGCGGTTAGTGCGAATTGATGTTAATAGCTTACCCCGTATTTTGGTAGTCTGATAAGCAGTCGTATCTTTGAAGTGTCAAAAGGAAATAACCACTTAAAAATTAAAATTATGACACTGGAAGAACTTAAAAACGGAATGAGAGACTATTTCAAAAAGTACAAGTCCCAAATGACTAGCAAGGAACGCAAAGAGTTTCAGAGCGCGATCCTAGAGGTTTCTATAACAAAGGACATGAGTAATGAACCCCCTAAAGAAAAATCGGACTACGCGATAATCGTAGGAGCGGACTACGCGATCCGGTTGATAGGAAAGACCGAGGACGAAGCGCGCGAGATGTACGAACAGGCAGTAAGAGATTACAAAGATATGACCGTAACGATTTACAAAAGCTTCAGTTTATATGAATAAATAACCGGGCGGGTAACACCGCCCACAACACCAAAAAGTATGAAAAAGTTAGTAAGTATTTTAGCAGTAATTTTGTTATCAGTTAGCGCGATGGCGCAAGTATCAACCGCAAGTGGAAGCCTAAAGACGCTTAAGTCGTTCCGGATGGGAACGTGCAAGATCGTGGAGGTTACGAAGGGCGAGGCGGTAACGTACCAGATCACCGGACAGCTGGCCGGGACTAGTTCCCTAGAAATGGATATAGACCTAGGCGACGCGGAAGCAGCGGTTAAGACACTCTTAAGCCTAGCCGAGTACAAACCGTCAAGTAGCAACGAGATCGTACACCTTAACAACCCGGCGGGACATACCGCGCGTTTCCCAAAGATGGCGGGTGTGTGGCAGATATTCAGCCCCGGCAATCAGTTCACCGTTAACATCTCACGTAGCGAGCTTAAGAAGATGGCGGAAGCAATAACCGATAATAAGTAAGATAATGGAAGTATATAGAAACAACATCGGTCAATTGTTGAAAGTAATAAGAGCCCAAAACGGACGGATCATAACGATTTGTGGGAAGGAAACAAAATGCGGAAAGGAAACGGAGAGTTTCGAGAACGAAAAGCAATTCAACGTGCACCTGTATAACAAAGGTTTTCACCTTGCAATGACAGACCGCGCCACACTGTTTGCGCGCCGCTACGAAGAAGCCGGGGACTTATCAACGTTTATTGATATGATCCCCAACAAAGAGTTAGCCTTTCAGAAAGACGGTGCGATTTACACATGCTGGTTTTTAGCATTCAAGCCTAATGGTATGGTAGAGGTTAAGGCCAATACGGATTTCTCGTACACGAACGAACTAGGATACAAGGCGGTGACATTAAACATATCGGATTTAATTGTAATTCAGGGAGATATTTAATTATGGTAGAATTCAACAAGAAACTTAAAATAGATCGCATCAATCTATTTTGTGATGTGGTCACGAAGATGGCGAACGGCACTCCCGCCGAGGGTTACACGATAGGAGACGCTATCAAACGATTACCAGAAAACCTGCAACAGTATCTAATATCAGAAGTGCCAGATAGCATACTACGAAGGGAGTACAGCCGCCGGGAACTTCATAAAGGCGAGGGCGTGGTATTCGAAGGGGCTGACACGGTGGCCGAGGTTTACAAGGAAGAAATATTTAACGCTAACCGGGCGGGAGCCGTGAAGGACTTGCTAGGGATTAAATCACGGTTCCCCGATATACTGGACGTGATCGAAGAAGTACTAAAGTGTTTTCCGGAGCGGTACACGCTAGATGATATTTACGATATGCTGTATAAAAAGGATTTGGGCTTATGAAAGAATATAGAGTAGGTGAAGTATTCACCACGGACGAAGGTAAGACCGTTCAATGTGTGAGGAGTAACGGTTTATGCAGTGGGTGCGTTTTCCTCACAAAGATAGGCAGCACACCACGATGCAAGGCAGGCGATATGGATTGCTCCGAGTGTTCGCGCGAGGACGGGCAACACGTTATCTTCGAAGAACTGGAAGAACTCAAGCGGAACACGGAGTACCCGGTAGGTAAAGTGCTAGCGTTCGACGGTATGGCGGTGGAAGTGGTAGGCAACAACAAGCTATACAAGGATTGTATAGGGTGCGTATTCCTTAACGACATTGACTGTAACGATGTATTCTGCACTCCTGGTGAACGGACGGATGAGGAGTACGTAAAATTTATAGAGCATGTTACAGAGGAGTAATTTACACGGCTACCAGCTTACCGCCGTAGAACATATCAAGGAACACCCGGACGCGGCCCTATTCCTTGATATGGGACTGGGAAAGACGGTAAGCACGCTAACAGCCGTAGCCGATCTTATAAACGAGTTCGAAGTGACCAAGGTTTTGATCGTAGCGCCAAAGCGCGTGGCGGAAATGACTTGGGGCGATGAGATCGAGAACTGGGCGCATATCCGACACCTCCGTTTGTCAGTCATTAAAGGCACGGCGAAGCAACGCGAGATCGCCGCACGAGCAGACGCTGATGTGTACACGGTTAGCCGTGACAACCTTGTTTGGCTTCTGCAAATGTGGGGCGGGTCTAAAGTACCGTACGACATGTTAGTACTCGATGAGCTTTCCTCTTTCAAGAATCACCAGTCTAAGCGCTTTAAAGCCGCGAAGATTATCCGGCGCAGTGTTAGCCGGGTTGTGGGTCTGACAGGAACGCCCGCGCCGAACGGACTAATAGACCTATGGGCGCAAATGTATTTAGTCGACGGCGGGCAACGGCTGGGAAAGACGATAACCGATTACAGGGCTAACTATTTCAGACCGGGAGCGCAAAACGGCGGGATCGTTTACGAGTACAAACCGCTCGCGACAACCGAGGCGGTATTAGGTGAGAAGATAGCCGACATTACCCTTTCGATGAAGGCGTTAGACTTCTTGGATATGCCGGAACTTACATACGTGAACAACTATGTAGAACTATCTGCCAAAGTGAAGAAGATGTACGACAAGTTTGAAGAAGAACAGGTTTTGCAGCTACTAAGGGATTCCAACTACGACTATGCCGAGATCACCGCACTAAGCGCCGCCGCCTTATCAAACAAGCTCTTACAGTTCGCGGGCGGATCGGTTTACGATGCAGGCCGGAATGTAAGGGTGGTGCACGATGAGAAACTGGAAACGTTGGTTGAGATGATAGAAGCCGCGAACGGTTCGCCCGTGCTTGTGGCGTACAACTTCCAGCAAGAGAAGGCGCGGATACTGGAAGCCTTGAAAAGCTTTGGAGCGGAGGCACTGGAAGGCGTGGACAGCGTACGCAGGTGGAACGAGGGGAAGATACCCGTATTAGTTACTCATCCGGCTAGCGCGGGCCACGGGCTGAATATGCAGAAGGGAGGAAACCGGATCATCTGGTACGGTACTACATGGAGTTTGGAACTCTATCAGCAGTTCAACGCCCGGTTATGGAGACAGGGTCAGAAGAATAGTGTGTTTGTTCACCATATAGTAACGAAGGGCACGATAGACGAGCGGGTTATAGCGGCTCTAAGCGGGAAAGCTGATACACAGAACGGACTTATGAATATGGTTAAGGAACTAATTAAAAAATACAGAGTATGAATGTATTGAGTTTATTTGACGGTATGAGTTGCGGGCAGATAGCCCTTACCAATCTAGGTTGTTTCCCGGATAAGTACTACGCTTCCGAGGTGGATAAGTTCGCCATACAGCAGACGCGGCACGTGTTCCCTGACACGATACACATAGGGGACGTTACGCTGGTGGACGTGTCGAAGCTGGATAGGATAGATTTGATTATAGGCGGAAGCCCGTGCCAATCGTTTTCTTTCGCGGGAAAACAGGCGGGGATGGCTACGACGGAAAACATAGAGATAACAGACCTGGATCAATATCTAGATCTTAAAATATTGGGGTTCGAGTTTACCGGACAATCCTATCTGTTTTGGGAGTACATGCGGATATTGACGGAAGTACGGAAGTACAACCCCGGAGTGAAGTTCCTATTGGAAAATGTGGTTATGTCGAAGAAGTGGGAAGCGGTACTAACTAATGCGATCGGAGTTGAACCCGTAATGATTAACAGCAACTTATTATCAGCGCAGAACCGGAAGCGGCTGTACTGGACGAACATCGCGGAGATCACGCAGCCGGAAGATGAAGGTATATTTATCCGTGATATTCTCGAGGACAACGCAGACGAAAAATATTGTGTATCGGATAAAGCCCTTGAAGGCATGATCAATCACGCGAGGGTTAACGCCGAGAAAGGAAACGGCTTCGGTGCGCGCATAGTTTCCCCCGACGGGAAAGCAAATACCGTAGTACAACGTTGTTACAAGGACGGAAGAGACAATCTAATAGCAGTACTAAATGAGATAAGTCCGCGCGTGGTTGACGTGTCTATAAACGAGAACGGAATAAGACCCCATAGGGGAGACGCGCGGAAGTCCGGTATCGGAGAACTGGGAACTATCCGGTTTGAATCTTCAAAAGCGGACACGCTCCTAACAAGCAGCAAACCGTTAATATTAGACCGTGAATATAAGCTAAGACGGTTAACGCCCCTGGAGTGCGCCCGCTTGCAGACCGTACCGGATTGGTACGAGTGGATAGTGTCGGACACGCAGATATACCGCATGTGCGGGAACGGTTGGACGGTTAGAGTTATTGAACATATATTAAAAAATTTATTCGTATGAAAACAGCAAATTACAAAAAAGGTGATGTAGTATTATTGGGTGATGGAAACCGTTACGAATATTTAGGCGAAGTGCCCGCAGTGGATATTATGGCGAACGCGTATAAGCCGCTAGACGGAAAGACCATGTACGCCACGATAATAAACGACGCTGGCGAGTTCGCGCCGTTCGCTAGCAAGTTATACGCCGAGGTGGTAGGCTTGAAATGGTACGAGAAGGTATTGCGGTGGTGGAAGGCATCGAACCGATGGAAGCATTTCCTTTTCGCGATCCCGCTAGGCGCGGTATGCGGTGCTCCGTTCACTACGGGCGTAGGGCTAGGGATGGAAATAAAGGATCACCTGTACGGCGGGAAGGCTGATTTCGTGGACTTCGCGTTAACCGCGGCTGGCGGCTTTATCGGGCACGGGGCGATGCTCCTTATCGGTTTGGACTATTTAATAAGGTATTTAATCAATTTAATTTTTTAAAGTATGGCAGACATGGAGCATTTATTTAGAGAACAGGAGATGAAGGAGCAGGAAGTGGCGGGCATCAGAACCGGGCGTTTTAAAACGGCGCTGGATCGTGCGGAGAAGGCGCAGTACAATATGCGCAAGAAGATAGCGAAGGCGGACGCCGAGCGAGTTATAGTATACGCCGAACGCATACTGCGTAGCGCGCGGGACGTGAGCAACATCATAGTGTACCGGAAGAACGATCCGGAGAAACGGATAGACCTTTCACGAAACGAAGCGCTACGGCTTATCATAGAACTAAAGGAGGCACTAGCGAAATGATGAAGGACGGATTGAAAATGCTAGGGCAATTAGTCCTGGCAATCGCGGCGGGGATCGCGCTTGGTTGTATTTTAGTATGTATCTTAAATAATTTATAGCATGCCGACACCATACGTTAAGAAGAAACAGAGAAGGGTTTTATTAGTTGAGGACATGGCACGCGTTTATAATCTTCATGCGTTCTTCATCTTCAACTGGCTCGAGGCGAACGGCGTGAAGTACGCCAAGGTGAAAGGCAAACCGTTTCACATGGTTAACGCCGAGATATTCTGTGGGGCTGTCCGGGATATAATGTACGCGGCAAGCAAGGTACGGGACGACCGTAATACGCGGATGCAACCGGAGCGAATACCAACAATAGAAAACATGCTATATCGTGACAAGGACAAGAAGCGCATAGGGCCCTACGAAAATGATGACATAGAGCGCCCGATCTATCCGAGCAAAGACACCGAGACGAACAAATACGGCATAGAGGTTTCAATGCTGTACAGGGTGAATATGTACTGTGACGGTAGCAGGACACTAGACAAGTTGAACCACCGTACTTTGAGATGGGAGACCATAGAAAGGGCGGAGAAACGGAAATGTAAAGATATTTTGGACGACTGGAAAGTTCTATACGGGTTGATTATGTAGGAATTGAGGGGTTAATGTATAAAAACGTTAATCCCTTTTTGTGTTAAATTTGTTAACATGCTTCTGACGCACTTCGGAAAAAACTTTGTGAGAGAAAACTTTTTAGAGAAAATGTTCGAATTTAACTGTATTTTAACTAAAAAGCGTGTTTTTGACAAAAAAGTAGCCAAATACATCTTTTACATTGCCGTTTCATCTTTTACACCCAACCAGCTCCACAGGACGCAGAACGCACTTTTCAAGTTTTTGATGTAAAAGATTAAAATTTGTATCTTTTACACCTAACTTGCTTATTCATAGTACTTTATACTGTAATATAGTGTATTTGTAAAAGATGTAAAGATGATTACTATAGAGTACCTTTTAAAAAGAAGAAATATAGTTAACATAAATATACTATTGTTATTTTAAATAATTTATTTCGTCTTTTTTTTTATTTTACTCTAATAGAGAAACTATCTTTTATCTTTTACAATTGGCGATTTTCGCCCGTAATTTACTGATACGCAATTAGTTAGGGCGTAAAAGATGATATAATTCTATCTTTTACACTAAAAACGGCTTATTTAGATAAAGTGCTGTGTTTGAATCAGTTAGCGCACATTTTACGGATTACATAGGCGTACAGGGCATTTGAGACGGGCGAAATGATTACTTTTGTACGGGAATGTAAATAAAATTATATGGCTACAGAGAAGAAACAGATAACAGAAACCACGAAGCCCGTGGAGCTTCCAAAGGAGAAGCCCGTACCGGAGGAAAGGGTTAAAGCGGCGTGCGGTGGTGGAGCGATCCGGCCGACGTACGCGTCCACGCAATACCTCTCCGATTCGTTCGAGTGCACCCGATGTTACCAGCTGGCAACGCGCCGGTTCGGCAAAACGCCCGTATGGCAGGACCCCGCCGAGCTGTGGGAGGCCTACGCGATTTACACCGCTTGGTGCGAGGCTACGCCCGTTATAGTGTACGAGCCGATAAAATCGGGACCGGCAGCGGGAACGCTATACGAGGTACCGAAGAAGCACCTTCAGAGCGAAAGCGAGTTTACGGCGTTCCTGGGGGCTGGGGTGAAGTACCTGCACGAACGCCGCAACACTTATACGAAGAACTTCGAGGAGTTCGGTTTGTCGGTATGCGAGGAGTTCGTAGAGACGATAGACCGCATACGCGCCGAGATCGCGGCGGACATGGATCAAGGGGCGAGCGTAGGGCAATTCGACGCACAATATATTAGGGCGCTACGCGGGATCAAGATGCAAATGGATTACACGTCTAACGGCGAAGCCATCAAGGGCGGTTTGACTGTGAACGTCACAGACCCGAAAGTGTCTGCAAGGATGGGAAAGCTGAAAGACTTCAAGAAGGACCATAAAGAAGAAGGGGAGAAGAAATGAATTGTACGTACGTCTTTAACAAGATGCTGGACTACTTCGTCGATCCGAACATAAGAGGGATCGCCAGCAAAGGCGGTACGCGTTCCTCTAAGACGTGGAGCGTGTTACAGCTTCTTTATCTCGTGGCTAGGGAAAGCCCCGACCCGTTAATGATCTCATGTGTTACCGACACGCTTCCAGCCGTAAAGCGTGGTATGTTCCGTGACTTCCGGAACATGTTACTGGACGAGGGACTTTGGGACGATAACGCCCTCAACAAGTCTGATATGATCTACACGGTTAAACCGGGCGTGTGTATCGAATTCTTCGGGTGTGATAACGCGTCAAAGGTTCACGGCCCGGCGCGTGACATTCTTTTCATCAACGAGGCACAGCGCGTACCCCGCGAAATCTTTCGGCAGTTGGACGTTCGTACGACGCTTAAGGTTATCATTGACTTTAACCCGGTGCGGCGCTTCTGGGGTGAGACGGACTTCACAGGCGACAAGTACGTAACAATCCACTCGACATACAAGGATAACCCGTATTTGTCGAAGCAGCAGGTCGAGGCGATCGAACGGAACGCGAAGGACGCTAATTGGTGGCGCGTCTACGGTGAAGGGCTGACGGGCGGGCTGGAAGGCCTCGTATATCCCCAAATCGAGACGATCGACGCTTTGCCGGAGGATTTAACGGGCGAGGACGTAAAGTTCGTTACAGGGCTTGATTTTGGCTTTCAGAACGACCCGACCGCTATTGTCAAAATCTACATGCGAGGCATGAACCTGTACATAGACGAAGTGTGTTACGAAACCAAGATGCTCAACCGCACGATCGCCGAACGGCTGAAGGACGAAGGACTACACCGTACCATTACGGTATGTGACAACGCGGAGCAGAAGTCTATTATAGAGTTACGCGGCCTAGGCTGCAACACGATCCCCTGTATCAAGGGGAAAGGTTCGATCCGGGCGGGCATCCAGCAGGTGAAGCAGTTCAACCTGTTTGTTACGAAGCGGAGCACGAACGTACTGGACGAGGCGGACAATTACACCTACGTCAAGGACAACCTAACCGACACTTATACGAACGAGCCGATAGACGATTACAACCACGCTTGGGACGCAATACGTTACGGCGTTGATTATCTTATACGTAAATACCGCCCGAAGTACGCGAGAAATGATTAGATTTGCAGCATGAGAGTGGACGATCGGGTGCGCATTAAATACGATTACGCCGGGAACACCGGGACAGTCACGGACATCGGGGTGCTGGGAGCGGTCGTACAGTGGGACGGCTCGAACGTCGAGGAGTGGTATTATTACGAGGAACTAGAACTGATTGAATATGAGTAAAAAACCAAGTTGCAATAGCTGTGTTAAGTGGGGTACGATGGAGTGCCCTAACAGTTCGGAGTGCTATGCCTTACCCGATAAGCCGCACTACACTGAGCGTCTGAAAGGAACTACGACGTTTCAAGGCGTGGAGGAGCTTATACTAAGCGAACAAACCAACTGGCGGGGAAAGGTTAAAAACGTCTTTCGTCGCTTGTGGTGGAAAATATGTAGGCGTTACAACGCCAAGCAATTAGAATTTATTTGTAACTTGCATCCGAATTATAAGGGCGGCCTAACTTCTGACCAAGCAGCGACACTTAACGCGGTGGCAGAGTACGCTAAGGCCGACCCTTTTATAGTTAAAAATCGAAAGCTAGTGTACCGCATACCACGTATCGAGGACGTGACACTGTGGCAGGTTATCGAGGCGAGAAGGAGCGAGACGGCAACGGAGAAGGTTACGAAGTGGTGCACGCCTATCGAGCACAAGCCCGCAGAGTATGCGCCGGATAACGTCTACCATTTGCTGTGCGCTACTAAGTACATCAAGGAACAGATCGAGACGGCGGACGGACTAGAGAAACGCCTGTTTCCTTTCGATGCCGGGAGCACGCCGGAAGATGATCCGATAAAGGAGGCGAAGAATGTGTTAACGCTTGTACAGGCTACGGCGGAATTGTTCAAATGCACGTTCGAGGAGGCGAAACGGATAAACTACCTGGATGCCATGCTAGCGCTGTCTAAGCGTCACGAGGAGATCGAGAAACAGAAAGCAGAGATGAAGAGACGTTATAACAAATAACATTATGGGATTAAAGAAGTATGAGATCATTACAGTAGGGAGCGACAAACGGGTACGCGCCCTTCGTTCGTGGCAGGTGGGGGACCGTTACGTAAACATCGGGGATGTGGGCGGCATCGTGTACGACGAGAAAACATTATCACAGGACGGCGCTTGCTGGCTGTTTAAGGGCAACTTCGGTTTTCCCGGTGCACGCATCGGAGGGGATTCAATCGTAGACGTAGGCGAAGCGGCTATTGACGCAGCCGGATCGGCTAATATAGACATTTTAGGGTCTAGCGTCGTGGTGGGTGGTAAGCTGTCTTTCGTATCAGAACAAACAGCGGCGGACGCTGTTGTGCTAACAGCGGACGACTTCGAACAAGGGTATTTTAACTTTGTATCGGGAGCTAATTGGGAAACTTGGAAAACACCGAGCATACAAAACGTCAGATTAAAATCGCCTATTTTTATGGGGGGCAAAAGCGTTACATTGAAGATAGACGTACCGGGCTACACGGTGCAAGCCTACGTTTTAGACCGCGACGGCAACGGTATGACGGCTACGGCACCAACTAATACAGGGGTGGGTGTGACGCTAGCTATCCCGGCGGGTCAGTATTTCGTGCTAATACTGGCGAAGAGTCCGGCGGCGAGCATTGTTCCGGCAGACGCAACAGCGGCGGCCCTCGCGTTTACAGGCACTTATGAAACTAAACTTTCCGTCATTGATTCGCGTGTGGAGATCAACCCGGCGAATAACACGGGATCAACGATTATAAAACCGGGCGGCGCTTATACGATTGCGCCGGGCGCAAAATACCCTGATACCGTTATACAGAATTCTAAGGTAGTTATAAATTCTCACGCGACAGTGGCGCGTAGGGTCCATCTGCTAACTGAACTTGTGAATGTAAGCGCCACGATCGACACGACAACAGCAGACGCGCAGGCGGTAGGTGTTTACCACGACGTTAACAATTTGGCGTTTACGGGTCAGATAATATCTAACGGGGGCGAGGCGGCGCGCTCGCTGATTCAGGCGTACAAATGTGACAACATGGTGGTAAACCCTACGAACTTCCCCGGACTGGCAGCGATGCAGACGGCAGGCGTGCCTATCAAGTTCTACAACTGCAACCTGAACAACGGCAGGTTCTACCACCACGCACAGATTAAGAACACCTACGTGAATATCGACTTTGCGAAAGCTAGCGTAGATTTGGGTAAATCTATCGCATCCGGTGAAGTACTTGTTAGTTCAGAAGTTGAGGACATGTACCGTTTGTATTCTACAACCGGGTCATTGTTCGGCGCATTGGTAGAAGCGCACAATAGTGTCAAGTCTCTAAACATGACAGGCGGCGCAGGAACATACGGCACAACCATTTACAAGGATGCGTATTTTAACGGTCTGTTTGATTTGGCAGGTACGAACGTGTTCGGTCACAAAGTACGTAGCCATCCATTGGCACAGGTTTTGAACGTTCAGCCGCGTGCGGTACAAGGAAATTTAACACTAACGGTAGGGCAACGACCCACGCTTGTTCCTGACAGTTTAGCACGCGTTGTTATAGACAGACCGATCCGTATTAACACCGCAAACGGGATTACGGTAAGCAACATCCCCGCAGGAATTCAAGCGGCGTTTGCGTGTGTGGATGGACAAGGGAATTATGTAGTAATTAGTACGTGGAAAGAAGGCACGGCCACCGTAACAAACCTAGCACAATTAGACCTTCCAGCGGCATATCTCATGTTTAAGAAAGCCAATGATAGCCCAATCACAACGGAAGAGCTTGCAGGCGTAACCGTAACGGTGTACAACGGTTGTAAGATCGTGAACACAGGAGGGACGGCAGTTAACATGAGGGGAAATATCCGCGTAGAAGATAACGCTACGCTCATCAATAGTAGCGTAGTTGGATCGGGCTATTTCGGTGGAAACGCGGTTATGTCGGGAGTAACTATTAACGGTTGCGTCTACATGAGGGACAACACCTCCATGATAAAAACCGATCCATCCGGCATCATCAGAAACTTGAAGATGACTGAAAACGCGTACGCCGTAATGGGTGGTTTCCCTTTGAACGGGCGCATACATTTGTCAGGCAATTCCGTATTTACCGCCAAATCCGCTGGACTATCCGAGGGTGACCTGATTATGGAGGATAACGCGGTTATATCCGGCGCGATAATTGTAGGCGGGATGCTCACAATGAAGGACAACGCTAAGGTAAGCGCGGGTACATTAAGCGTATACGGAGATATAACTCTATGTGGGGGTTACGTGTCTACGATTAACAAGACGTTTATGGGTAAACGTGTGATTGACAACACAGATGCACCGGCGTACGATAACAACGTAAAAACGCAATATGACTTTTAAAGGGATACTAGATCAGGTTGGAACATGGGGAGCGCAACACGCGCTTCCCGTATTCTTCGGAGATGACGCCACACGTAATCGACTGGCAAACGATATAACAGGCGATTTTATCTTTGTTGACGTTCCGGGTGGTAGGCAGGACTACAACGACTACGCCGCCGAGGCGTTCTCAATCTCCGTGCTTATACAGGTGTTAGGGACTTCGCACTACGAAACTGACAGCTCGGCCGAGATCGACGTACTGGATCGGACGTTTACAGTCATAACCGACATAGCGAAGAAGGCGGTTTGCCTCTATGAATCCGAGGGCGCGGCGGTGGTTAAACGCCAAAACATTTACGACAGTCCCAAATCGGGCTGGGAGATAACACTAAATCTATCTGAATAATGGCACGTAACGCGATGTTGGAAATAGAAGTACTACTAACCAAGCTACGAGACGACATAGAAGCCTCGTACAAGGCTAAGGGGCTGATGGCTTCCGGTAACTTTGCCAAGGAGCTAAAGTTGGTTGTAGGCGGCAATAACGCCCGTATCACAGCGCCGCGTTATGTAGGCGCAATGGAGGGCGGACGCATTGCGGGAAAACGCCCGCCGTTGTGGATCATTCGTAAATGGATCGAGGACAAGAACAAGCAAGGCGCGAATATACCATTAACCGCCGCTTATCCGATCGCGAAAGCTATCGGGGAGTTCGGGATCAAAGTGCCGAACAAGTACAACCCGGGCGGAGTGGTGTCGGACGTTCTCAACCCTGCAAGGGTGCTTAAGTTACAAAACGAGATAGTAACTATAATTAGATACGCTATTATTGACACTTTAAATATTAAATGATGAACATATATATACCGATAGCAGATGTAACACTAACCGACGGACAAACCTATGACAGGCAATTACCCGTGTGGGCTACGCGCCCTCTAATGGTGAAAGTGACAACGGGCGCGAACGAGCCTGTGAATATTACTGTGAGGAATAGCGGAGCAAACGTTAAAACGGTAACTTTGCCATATCAGCAGTACGGGACGGACATAGACCTATCTTTTGCCGCTCCTTTGCTTAAGCGCGCGGATCGTAACAAGTCGCAGGGCACTCCGTGGTTTATGCAACAAGAGCTATTGTTTTGGGTTGACGACCCGACAGACTATATAACTATTCCTGTATTCCATTGTGATCTTACATACTGGGACACGCTAGGAGTAGATGCCGCACTTCCCCAACCGCCAAAACCGCGCATACCGGGGCAAACGCTAGACATATTTTTCCCTTACATCATACACCCGTCTGATACGTTATACCTTCAGGTTGAACCCGTGACGGGTGCGCCTAGTAATGTTATATTTCCCGTTACCTACGTACTGGGGGACACTATCGACATAACGTATATTAAGAAGTTGACTATTAAGAACGTATGGGGGTCTGGACTGGATCAGGTGATTAACTATGAAGACCGTCTAATGTCCGACGTGATCTATGATGAGAGCCTGCAATGTGCATTGAGGGCTAGATGGAACATGCGGAACGGCCAATGGTTTTGGGCTGCATTTAAGGACTATTTTTGGTCTAACAAGTTCACGCCTATTAGAGGACGTGGGGGCGTAACGGAACAAGCGGAGCTAACCATTAACCTAGAGTACGGCGAAGAGTGGTACAACGTCTACCAAGAGTTGTTAGTTTCTTCAAACGTAGTGTTTGACTTGAACCTTCCCGGTATAAACCAATACCAATCGAAACGCTTTAGGGCAGAAGTTTCAGGAGACACAGGGGCACGCTGGTCCAACAGTACCAAGACGTACAGACAGCAGGTAAGATTCAAGACAACCGAGTTGCAAGACAACTACATGCTCCCGCAACAACCGGATCAACCGCCTACACAGTCTATCGCGTTTAGCGCGCAGAAAAACCCATGGACGATCGGCGCGGCATATGCGGAAGGACTGGTTAATAGCATATACAGTAACGTGGCATGGGAGGTGCAGAGCGAACCGAGTTGGTTTACCGTAATTAATGGCACAACGCTATTCACACCCGAAGATTTTGCACAGGGGGGTTTTTCTAATTACGCACCGTTGACACCCCCGGAGTCATGGGTAGATAACAGTCCTAATTACATAAGGCTTAAAAAACCTATAAACTCATTAGCAGAAGTTTACAGTTTGATTAGCGTCGCCAGTGGTTATCAAGTGCAGGTTTATTATCTTAATTCCGCGGGGACGGGGGCTACTTCATCTATCTGGTTCAATACAGGTGTAGGGCGTAGAAACTTAGAAGCATATTCAGGATTTCTCATATTATTACACTTCTCTAATGGATCACCTATAACCCCTAACGAGGTCTCCAATATAAATATGCGGTGGGGAAAACGTTACTACCAATTCCCGGCGGGTACGTCTAATCTCACCGCGACAGCAGCCGCCAACACTGGCGATCCGAGAACAGGTAACATTGTGTTGAAAAGCAAGGTGGGGTCTACTACGTACTCTATACCAATCGTGCAGGCGGGCGCAACGGGCAATATATCGGTAGACACACCGACGTTTAATGTAGATTATCTAACAAACCCGGTAACTGTGAACGTTACATCATTTGGCAACTGGTCTGTATCGCAGCGTGATACGTGGATCACTCCGAATAAGTATGCAGGGGCAAACGGGACAACAGCCGTAACATTAACGATCGGGGATAACTTACTGGATGGCGCGTCCGCTAGAACCGGAACAATAACGTTCCGCGATGACCAAACAGGGGATACAGCAGTAGTTACAGTTAACCAGGGGAGTCTACCACGATCTATCCTTCTTAGTCCTCTTAGGATCACAGGAGATGCAGCCGGGGGAAATGTAATGAAAGAAGTCATAGTAATAAGCCAACATATCTGGGTGATGGGGAGCGCTCCCAGCTGGGTAGCAACTAGCCCCGCAGCCGGGGCGGAGGGTCGGACGGTTATAACAATAACGTACGACACGCCGAACAATACGGGTGCAAAACGCAGCGGGTATTTGAGACTAGAGAACATGACTACGCATGAGATCGGGATTTGTATAATTGAACAGGAGGGATAAAATGAAAATAGTATCTTTAAGAGTTAACGGTTACGACATAGACGGACTAGATAACGCTTCGGTCAAAATCACATTAAACAACGTATCCCCAATCACCATGACAGGGGATAGCGTTGCTTTCAGCGCTACGGTAAAAGTTCCTAGAACGCCGGACAATGACCGGACGTTTACAGGGCTAAACAAAGGTTTGCTTAACTGTGGGTATTACGTAGCCGAGGTGCTAATAGCGTCTATTCCGTTCAAGTATTACGCTTATGTGTCTGACGAGCCTACGCAGTTCTACGCAAAGGTATCAGCGTCTCAAACAGAGTATACTATTAACTTGATTGAAAGTACTAGTAAGTGGTCAGACGTTAGTTTACCAATATCTGCGCCGCCCGTTTACGGGGCGGTACAGGGTGGAGAGGCAGCCATCAGCGCGGCCGACCTTTCCGAACTAGTAAGCCGCTACGTCACGTTCCCGCAAGGCGTGCTCCCGGCGATACACCCGGAGACGAACGACGGAACGCCCGTGCCGGACGCGCTATCGCAACAGGCCTCTATCATAGTGAAACGGCGTGATCTCACATGGCAAGGAGACGTAGCAACAGGATCGACAAAGCTAGTGCCACAGAACTACACGAAGGGACGCGGAGGGTACATATATCCCAAAAAAGCTACTATTGTGATGGATAACGCTAGTATATATGCGAACGCAAGTTTCTTTGGGGCTAGACCGGGCGGTTCACCCGCGGGGTTCTTTATTGCATCCGGGGAGGGACAGGCGTTCTACCTGATTGTAGAGTACGTGGGCGCGTCTATTCCGAGCACTAAGCCGAGAACGATCCAATTACAGGGCAACATATCAGCTATCGGGCGCTCTGTTTCATTCTACGGGACGTTGACGGATCGCATTTGGATTTACCGCTCGGTTGTCAATCAACAAATGACAGTGTACCCCAAACAGGATTCGCACATACAGTTAGTCGCTACTATTGGAGGAGTGACCCGTAACGACTACTTTAAGTTTCCTGACGGTTACGCGCCGGAAGAGGTGATTAAGTGTGGAGAGGGTAAAATAATCTATGATGCAGCAATTGCACCCGAGTTTCAAACTGCTTACTCTCAACCCGCGGATTTTCCGTACACGGACGTGAAAAAATTAGTAGATGATATGTGCACGGCCTGGCATTGGAGGAAAATTTACCGCAACGGCGTGTTACATATAGAGCCAATAGTGGATGCTGATCTACGGGACGGTACATCGACGGCATGGGCACATATACACGATTGGAGTGACAAATTACGTAGCGTTGAAACCGTAGACGTTCCAGACGAGTTCGCAGACCAGTACGTGTGCACCCTGGGCGATACGCAATTCAGTTACAGCAACGGTGCAGGCACTGTTACGCCAGTTAAAGAGGCATACAAGTCCGGCGTTAAATACACGGATGATCGGGTGGCGTTTCCGAAGATGGGACTTACCAGTATATTCACCGCGCCATCACCTAGCCCGTACCTCGTCTACATAAACACCTTATATTATCCGTATATAAACCGACATTTCAAGATGTTTAGATCACGGATACAGGTGAAGATCAAAGCACAATTAGAATATGCGGACGTAGAAAACCTTCGGTTAGGGGATGCGTATTACTTTTCACAGCTGAATAGCTGTTTCTACATCAAATCTTTAGGCGAATATGACGTAGCAACTGGGAATTGTAAGCTATCTTTGTACAAAATGGATTTAAAGTAAATTAATATGGCGGATCAAGTAACACTATTAGACCTTAATTTCGGCACGTCTGAAGCCGAAAAAGGGCTGGACGCGTTGATAGCTAAGAGTATAGCCCTTGCAAAGACTAAAAAGGATTTGCAAGCGGCGTACGCGTCTGAAAAGAAGGAGCTGGAAACACTAAATCAGAACTACGCGGACGGGCTTGTGCAGCAAGACAAGTACGAAGCGACGGTTAAGAAGCTGAACAAGTCTCTGATTGAGACGCAAAAGGCGATCTTGGACAATGCCGAGGCGAACAAACAGAATAACGCCGAGATCAAGTCTACAAAAACGCTACTGGACAACGAGGCTACTAGTGTCAACGCGCTACGTGCACAGCTGGCGCAGAACACCGCGGAGCTAAACAAGATGAGCGAGGCGCAACGGACTACCAGCAAGGAAGGGCAAGACCTAACCGAGCAAACCAAAGCATTGTCGGACAAACTTAAGGAGCTGGAAAAGTCGGTAGGCGACAACCGCCGTAATGTCGGTAACTACGCCGAGAGCGTCAAGGACGGCATACTTCAAACGCAGGGGCTAACCGGAGGCACCGGCGCGCTAGTGGGGCAAATGAAGAGCGGTATTGCGGGGGTGCAGGCGTTCAATGCGGCGTTAAAGGCGAACCCTATTATTTTCGTCGTGTCGCTCGTCTTAACTCTTATCGGTATCATCGAGAAGCTGATGAAACGTAACAGCGATTTGGCGACTAGTTTAAATGCGGCGTTCGCTCCGTTTAAGGTCATTTTCGGGCGTTTGCTGGACTGGATAACCGGATTGTTTGAAGGCGTAGCGTTCTTGCTTGAAAACCTTTCCAAGGGCGTTACATGGCTTCTAGACAAACTAGGGCTTATCAGTGAAGAGACGAAGAGGGCGGCAGCGGAGGGCGCGCGGCTGGCAGGTGAGACGCAGAAGATTTACCAGGCTGAAACGGACGCGCTTGTTCCGATGGCGCGAATGCGGCGCGAGATGGAAGAACTTAAAACGCTGGCGGCAGACCAAAACAAGCCAGCCGCCGAGCGCACCAAACTATTGCAACAGGCTACGGACAAATTACACGCTATCCGTGATTTGGAATTGTCCGTACTGGACGCGAAATACAAGCAGATCAAGGCGCAAAACGCCCTAGGCTATTCAAGCGACGAAGATTTGCGGAAAGAACAGGAAGCGCTGGCCGCGCTAGAGGCCGCTAGAGCAAGCTACGCCACGCAGGAAAAAGAGATGGCCGGGCAGATGTCCGGGTTCGTTAAACAGGAACGCGACAAGCAGGTAGCAGCGGCTAAAGCATCGGCGGAAGCGAAGAAGAAAGCGGCGGAAGACGCAGCGAAGAAAGAAGCAGACGCCTATAAGAAGCAGATGGACGAGCTTAAGAAGGCGCAGGACGCGCAGCTGAAAAAGTATTCAGAAGCCGTTACAAGTATGCAACTCGACATAGCACAACGGGAGCTGGAAGGGGCTAAAATATCGTTGCAAGAACTGCAAGCGGTCAACGATCAAAAAATAGAGATTGAGACGTACAGACGGGCGCAGGGGCTTATCGGGGAACAAGAGTACATTAATAACGTTCGACAATTGGAGCTAGAGTACGCCGCAGAGGTCAAGGCCCGGAAGGACGAGGAAGACCAAAAGGAGAAGGACCGCCAAGCGTTGAACTTGGAGAACGATCGCGCGCTGGCAGAGATTAAAATGACGAATGATCTAGATTTTCAGTTACAGAAACTAGAGGCGCAAAAGGCTCTAGAGATCGCGAACGCCGAAGCCATAGGGGCGGAAACAACCGCCATAACGGAACGTTTCGAGATCATGAAGGACGAAGTAAGACGAAAATACTATAACGCGCAATTGGAGATGGCAGCGGGCACAGCCGGACAACTCTCTAGCTTACTGGGTGAAGAGAGCGCAGCGGGCAAAGCATTTGCCGCGGCGCAGGCGCTTATCAATACTTATTTGGGTGCGTCTAAAGCTTTGGCACAGGGCGGTATATGGGGTATCGCGCAGGCGGCTATCGTAGTGGCGACGGGTATGAAAAACGTTATGAGCATTAACAAGACTAAAGAGCCGGACACTAAGATCAACACAAGCGTTAAAAAATACGCGAAGGGCGGGCAAATATATGGCCCTAGCCATGCGGCGGGCGGCGTAACGTTCACCGGATCTAACGGGCAACAGTTCGAAGCCGAGGGCGGAGAAAATATGTACATTCTCAATCGTAAGGCATCGGGCGCGATCAACGCTTTATCAGCTCTTAATATGGAGTACGGCGGGCGTTCGTTCGGCTCGTCCGGTGTGTATCGGTACGCCAATGGAGGAAAAATAGACATAGGCAGCGGTGCGAGCATGCAGTTACCGAGCAATTTCAGCTTGTCAAATGACAGTTTGCGGAAACTGGCGGCGATCATGTACGATTCAGTGGCTAGCGTTCCAGCTCCACTGGTGGCAGTAACAGACATAGACGAGGGCCAACAGCAATATAATAGCGTACAAGTAGCGGCTAGCCTGTAAATCATAGGTAATGCCGCGGCTTCGTGCCGTTAAATAATATATCTTTGTGACGATAATAAAGTAATAGAATGAAAAAGTTTGAAAAATTACGTATTATAGAGGCGGGCGAAACCGCCAACAGCTATGAAGAGGGGGGCAAGACTTATAAATTAGTCATCTCTGCAAGTGCTTTCCCGTCACTCGTGGCGGTTGGCAATTCCCGCCCGATCCATGCGCGCCGGACACACAACGGTGCGGACTTGCTAGACGGTTACGTAGGTTATTTTACTAACTTCCAACACGACGAGACAGCCGTTTATGCTGATCTAGTCATGTCGGAAGCACTGGAAAGCGCGTACCCTAGTGAGTTTAATTTTATGGTTGCCATGATCGAGAAAGAGCCGGAATTATTAGGCGTATCGGTTAATCAGTCTGATATTAAAGAGCTGGACGAAGAAGCGCAAACTGCAACCGTAACAGAAGTAAGAGAATTATTTAGTGCCGATTTGGTGGGACTTCCCGCGGCAACTAGTTCTTTATTTAATAACAATTTAAACAATTTATCAATGAGTAAATTTTGGACAAATTTGGTGAAGCTAGTAAAGACTACTAAGCTAGCTAGGGAAACCGTCACAACCAAAGAGGGGAAAGAGCTTGTTATTATCGCGCAAGGCGAACAGGCGGCTCTAGGTGACGAAGTACAGGACGCCGAGGGCAAACCGGTAGAAGATGGCGATTACCACATTTCGATCGGTGAAGGCGAGGACATGATCATCTCCGTTATTAACGGGAAGATTTCCAACGTTAAAGAAGTTGGGGACGAAACCGATCGCGAAGAGCGCAGGCAAGATGAATTTGCAGAAGAGACAGAAGAAAAGCCGGAGGATGAGAAGAAAACGGCCACACCGGAAGAACTTTCAGCACTCCGCAAAGAAGTTACCGAGCTGAAAACAACTGTTTCGGAACTTAAGACGCAACTAAACAAGCGTACAGTCGCACCCGCAGCGGCTAAGACAGAGGTAAAGACCGAAACCAATACCGGAACAAAATTGAGCCGCGAAGAGGTTCAGAAGGCCGCGGCAGAAATGCGTAAAAAATTCAAATACTAATCTACTAAAACATTAAAATTATGGCATTTACATTTAGCGATTTAAACAAATTGAATATCGACAGCCTGGCCGATGTTATCTCATTGACGCTGGGTTTGGAGGGCGAATTGTCCAACGGCGTAACAGTGTTGGCGGGTATTGAGAAGGGCAAACCTATCTTGACTTTCACAGCAACAGACAAAGCGGTTAGACGTTCCGCGGGTTGTGACAGCGAATACAAGTATAGCGCATTGCAGGACAAAGTGAAATACTACGATCACGCACAGATTGAATTGCCTATCGTGGTTTGTCTGCAAGACCTTTGGGGAAAAATGGTTGCAAAGGGTGTTCACCTTTCGGCTGATTTCGACCAAACACAGTTGGCGGCTTTCATGCAGAACGAAATTCTGAAAGTACTTGAGGCTGATATGTTGCGTCTCGTATGGTTGGACGGTCTGAAAACAACTGATACCACAGGCGAATATACAGTTTTCAAAAACGGTGGTATTATCAAGCAGATGCAGGCTTCAACCGAAACTATTAAGGCTCTTGTTCCTTCGGGGGCTGGCGCTAACGTTTTGGAGTGTTTGAAGTGGTGTATTGACAACCAACGCCCGGATCAACTGGACGATTCAGAGTTCTATGTAACTAGCAACGTTATGCGCGCTTACAAGGACTTAGTTGAAGCTAAAGACAATCATTTGGCACAGGCTAACATGGAGAACGGCAAACCCGCGTACTACTTTGAAGGTTACAAGTTGAACGAGTTGCGCCACGTGTCTAACAGTGCTAAGGGCGACGCTCTAACAGTTCAGTCTTTCATCGCTTTCTCTCCGAAAACTAACATTCAGTTGGCACTGGAAGACGCAAGTTTGACAATTGACCCGTTCATTCGTGACGCTAAAGACCGTAAGTATTACAGTACAACTGTGTTCGCGGCTGATGCAATGCTTGCAGTTCCGCAGTATATGAAATTATGCACCGCAGCAGGTGTTTAACAACTAAAACAAAATTTAAATGGCTTGTATAAAGACATTAAATAAAGCAATTACCTACGACTGCCGACCCGGTAGCGTAGGTATCGCTGAAATGTATCTGATAAACTTTGGCGATGTAGCAACGTCAACCGTAGACGCTAGTAATCAAATTACCGCGTTGTCGCTTAAATCGGGGGCAAAAACTATTCCGGTTGAGGCGTACAAAAATGGTGCGAAGTTCACAGAATCGTTGAAATTATCGGATATTTCGGCGGGTTTGGATCAGTCTATAATGTTCACATTATACGATAAAACCTCGGTGAACGCCAACCCGATTATGGCGGCGTTGTTATCCGGCAGGTTCATGGCGGCTGTGAAGCTAAACGACATAAGCGCAGCCCCTGTTATGGTCGGATTCAAATGTGGGCTTGAAATTTCTCAAGCCGATACGGATTCTAGCGCGGCAGGTGGTTTTACTACGATCACTATTAAGACGCCGGACGATGCTAGAGGAGAAAATAGAATAACAATCGCTTCGGTAGTGTGGACGACTATTGCAAACGCAAAACTTGTATAATATGGGATGCTTAAATAAATTAAATAAAGCGATCTTAGTAGATTGCAACGGAGGGGCGACAGGCGTAGCCGAAATGCTCCTTATCAACTTTGCGGACATCGCGACAAAATCTGTGGCGAACGGCATAGCCACCATTACGCTAGCCGCAGCAGCGAAAGCTGTGTTGGTTGAGAGTAACAAGAAGGGCGTGAACGCTACGGAAGAACTGAAACAGAACGACAACGCGCCGACAGCATTGACGCATGCAGTTAAGTTTACACTGTACCAGGGAAACGCGAACGGGACGGTGATAGTCAATCAGATTTTGAACGGTACGTTTTTAGCACTGGTTAAGACTAAAGCCGGGAGCACACGTGTTTATGGGCTTAATTATGGTTTAACAATGTCGGCATTTACCGAGGATGTGAACTCAAACGGCGGATTTACTACCATTACACTATCCACACCGGAAAATGTGATTGGTGAAATGCGTGTGAGTTTTGCAGATTCTTCGTACACAACGCTAAGAAATGCGGCTATCGTAACAGAATCATAAAGGAGGTAAAATTATGGCATGTATAAGAAAACTAGAATATAATATTACATATGATTGCGCTAAATTAGGGGCGGTCAGCGGCACTGGCGAAATAGACGAGGCTATTATTATAAATTCGTCTGACATCGCCACAGTTTCGGAGACTGACAGCGTAGGAACAATCACGATGCAGAAAGGGAAGCATGGGTATGTAATAAACTCCATTAATAATTCCGTCATGTACCAGGACGCGATCAAGGTTAACGACATTGTACCGCCGGGGGAAGATCAAAGCGTAATTCTAAAACTTTTGCGATCCGAGGGAACAGATTCCGGATATAGAAATACAATCGCATCTCTGATAGGCGGGAATTTCCGGGTAGCTTTTGCAACTAAAAAGGGGTCTTATTTTTTGGCAGGTGCATTTTGCGGTTTGGAGGCGTCAGACCTTGCAACCGATTCAAGCGCGGGCGGTATTTCAACCGTGACGCTCAAAACGCCGGAAGGCGCGACGGGTGACAAACTTGTAACCCTCACTAAAGACGCTTATGACGGTCTAAAGATACCTAAAGTTTAAAAACAATTTAATTTAATAAAAGATGGAAAAAATTACAGATATAGGGCAAATAGTTTCATTGTGTCAAACAATGACTAACCTAAAATTGGATATTGCATGCGGTGCGGATCGTCTGTTTGCGCAACGTTGGTATGATGAACAGTACGCAACCGGGAAGCACACACGTTACGTAATGAAGCCGGGACTATTCATCAATTCGATCGAGGACGGACGGGTGTACCGCGCTTTCAACACAAGCGATGAAAAAGCCGTTTACTTCATGGAATCAAACGAGAATTACAAGGACTATTTTATAGACTTGCAAGCAGAACCGGAAGCACCCGTAGAAGGTGATCCAGAACCGGAAGCACCCGTAGAAGGTGATCCAGAACCGGAAGCACCCGTAGAAGGTGATCCAGAACCGGAAGCCGTTCAAGTGATGGCAGCAGCCGAAGAGCCGGAACTATCAGAGGAAGAGATCGCAGCGGCTAAACGCAGTGAAGCGGCAAAAAAGGCAGCAGCCACACGCGCCGCAAATAAAGCAGCAGCAGAAGAGGCAGCAGCCGCGGAGGGTCTTAAAGAGTTCGAAGAATAATAAAAGTAGATTGGTATGATAGCAGCAAAAAGAATTGAATTACTAGTACGGAAGGCGCTAAACCTAGCGCCCCGCGCTAGTGAGGGCATAGTAAGTTACGACATTGATAATTTATACCCCCAACGGATCGCAAATCTTATCGACGCGAGCAAGACAGCTACGGCGTGTTGCGACAAGGCGAAAGAAAACATAATTTGCGAAGGTTTCGTTAACGAGGAGTTTGCGGCTAGGACGAACGAACACGGGCAGGACATGAACGACGTTTTAGAGTTCGTGGCGGACGAGATACCAAGATACAGAGGTTACGGATTAATAGTACAATACGGGGGCGATGGACGCCCTTTGTACTGTTATCCCGTGCCGTTCGGCTACATTCGCGCCGTTCTGAACGAGGACTACAAGCGGGATTCTATCGTGCGGAAATGGCGCGTGTTCGATAACTGGGAGCGCGAGATGATTAAGGACACGAATGTAAAAACAGGCGTAGTTTATCCCAATTTCGATCCGAAAAATTTCTGGAAAGAATGCGAGGAGTACGGAGGCATTGAAAACCATCCGGGGCAACTCTATTATGCTAACTTCTCAAACCGTCGACCCTATCCTATCAGCCCGTTTCATGCAGTACAGCCGGAAATGGGAGCTGAACACGGGAATGCGTTGTACGTCGAGAACGTTCTAGCGCGCGGTTTCCACGCTTGCAGTGTTGTATCGCATGGAATGTTTCAAAGCGATCAAGAACAAAACGAGTTCCGGGACGCAATTACCGAAATGATGGGGGTAGAAGGAACTGGCGCGGTACTCACGGTAAGAGACGAGAACGTAGGTATTACAGAGAAGCCCTTTATCCGGGTGGATCAAATTGGTACGCCTATTGATTCGGATCTTTACAAATCGTATTGTGAACCATTGCGGAAAGACATTGCTATTTCTTGTTTTACAATTCCGATCCCGCTTATTGATTCGTCATTGATTAGCTTTTCGAACGCGTCGGGCGAAGTGGTTAAGGAGATGCAACGCGTTTACCGCCGTTCATTGTCGCGTGTCCGTGATAAAATTTCCCGCGATCTAGCCTACATATTCGACATAGACCCGGAACTAACTAAGATTAAAAACGATTTGGAAGGCGGCGCGGATACAGTTCCAGCTACACCCGCCGACCAAGTAATAACAGATTGATATGGCATACCCGATTCAACTATTACGAGATTTATTCACGATCGCGAAGGACGTTAAAGATAGCGACATTGAGAAGGCATTTTACGAGGCTGACATGCTTGACATGTCTCCGCAACTTCACCGATCGTATGAAGAGATACCACCGGAGTACTTAAGTGATACCCCGGCGCGTACAGGAGCTAATAAAGTATTGTGCTATTACGCCTTTGCGCGCTATTTGCAGACAAGCGAGCAGCAAAGCACGGCGAGCGGCCTAAAAATACAAAACTATAATGGCAGCTACGTTTTAGCGGATGACAACAAAGCAAGGCGGTTTGAAGCAGAACGCGGCAAGGCTGATTTATTTATAGTCCCGTTGATCAATGCGTTTAAAGACGCTAAACTGATTGAGGAGGAGTGTTCACACAGGGTACAATCTAGGATATGTTTAATAAAGTAATGGATGGAGTTTTTGATACGGCGCGCGTCGCGTCTTTAGCTTTCCTACTAACAGTTATCAATGATGTAATGACGTTCTTTGTCCTGATCGTGTTGTTTGGGACGTTGAATTTTATAGTAGGACTTATTGCAGGTTTACGGGCTGGTGAAAAATATAGCCACCAAAAGGCATTCCACGCCTTTTTCGAATATGCTATCGCGGCGATCGTGATTCTATTCACAGCGGCAGGCGCGCGCCTTATCGAACCGCACGGGAATTATACGGACTTATTGCGGTTGTTGACAACGCTCTTCGCGCTTGTGTATTCGAAAAACATTATCCGCAATTTTAAGCAAATCCAACCGGATAACGAGTTTATTACAGTACTGGATATAATTATTAATACGAAGTATATAGACTTCATAAAACACTTGAAAAATGGTAAACTTCACAATTCAAGAGCTAACCGCGTCAACGACGGCGGCGGCGAAGAAGATCAACAACGACCCGACTCCGGAAATAGCGGAGAATCTGAAACTGTTAGTTGATATGGTACTAGACCCGCTACGGAACGCCTATGGCAAACCGATCCGAGTTAATAGCGGATACAGATCGCCCGCCCTAAATGCGGTGGTGAAAGGTTCTAAGACGTCGCAGCACATGAAAGGGCAGGCGGCGGACATTACAGCGGGAAGCAAACAAGAGAATAAGAAACTTTTCGATCTGGCGCAAAAACTCAATTTACCGTTTTGCCAACTTATCGACGAAAAGAATTTCACTTGGGTGCATATCTCATACGATAAGAACAACGTGAAACGCCAAATCCTGCACCTATGAAAATAACATTAGATAAAATATTAGCGTGTTTGCTTGTCCTTCTTGCTATTTTATTGTTCACAGCATACAAGACAATAAAAAGGCAGCATAAGGAGCTAGAAAGGCAGGAAAACAACATTACCGTGCTTAACTTGAAAGCCGTAGCATTTAGGACTACGGCGGGAGAGTACGCGGAAGAGACTAGGCAGCTAAAACTGGAGAAGGGCGAGCTGGAATTATACAACGCTGATCTATATAATAAGGTACGCGAGGCGGGGATAAAGATTAGGGAGCTAAAGAACGCAACCCGTACCGAGGTGGTAACGAAGATCGACACGGTTATTAAGACGGTGCACGTCGGGGACACTAGAACGGCAAAATACAACGACGGTTGGAATAATATAGAAGTTTCTGCCGGACCGGATACGACTAAAATAGATTTTAATAGCATTGATACGTTGGACGTGATCGGATCGGTCAAGCAAAAAAAGTTTCTATTCTTCAAAATTGGGAAACCGATTCAGAAAATCACAGTTTCGAATAAAAACCCAAAATCTACAATTCACGTGAATTTTTCGGCAGAATTCAGTAAATAACGCCTTTCATCTTTTACAAACGCATTTTCATCTTTTACACTCAAAAATTTAAAACGCTGATTCTTAACGAATTGGCGTTTTTGCATGTAAAAGATTAAAATTTGTATCTTTTACACTTAACTTGCTTATTTATAGTACTTTATACTGTAATATAGTGTATTTGTAAAAGATGTAAAGATGTTATATAGAGATAAAAACGGAAAAGTAATATAATCTATAAAATATGTAAATATATGAATTAATATGTGAATGAGTTTATGGAAATATTTTATTTTAAACTTTATAGAAAACGTCTTTCCATCTTTTACATTTTCCCGTTTTTGCCACCTAACTATATGATATGCAACACGATAACCCGTAAAAGATGCGTTATTTCATCTTTTATACTGTTATCAAACCTCCAAAACAGTTAATCAGAGTTAAATTACTAAGGTTTTTTGCGAAAACGTTTGGTAGTTCAAAATAAAGCCGTACCTTTGTCACATCGAAAGAGAAATGAGAGCGCCGCCAATCGTAACCAAAGGGCGCGAGACGGGAAACACGGATGGTATCCCAGTTCATTTGAAAAGAAGGTGCGGTTTCCGCTTAATTGAAGCTATAAAGCCCGAATCTCTAACGATAAATAACTGAAAAGCCGTAATAAACTTATTATCCTATTCCTAGACGGAGAACCGGATTAAATATTACTAGATATGGCAGAGATAAACATTTATAGATTAGAAGCGTTCTTTTACATGGTTATAACGGAGAGGATCAAGGCGTGCGAAACGATAGGAGAGGTCACGAATATATACGGCTATCCGGGTATTTCGGGAATGGTCTACAAAGATTTGCTACGAGAAGAAGAAGCCGGAAAAAAATTCAAATATAAAATTCGGGGCTTTATAATTCCACATGCCAAACGGTATGAGAGCATTTTCGAACAAGCCAGGAAAGCCGCATTTTCCGATCACGTTAAAACCTTTAGAGGATCTACTGGACTTAGTTTTAAATTCAATAAAAAGATGCAATGGAAAAAGTCGAGTTAATTACAGTTGCGGAAGCCGCCCGGATCGCCGAGGTTACGGAAAACGCGATACGCTATCAACTCAATTCGGGAAAGCTCACCCGATATGAGAACGGCGTAGGAAAAATCAGAGTGAACAAAAATGAGCTATTAGAAACAATTTTTAATTTTAAGAAAAAATGAAAGTAGTAATTGAATTATTAGGAAACGAGAGTAAACAGGATTTGTTGGCGACGTCTAACTATTTGCGCGAACTAGCAGGAGAAGCCGTGCCAGTAACAGTTGAGAAGAAAACGGACCTTGACAAGTTGGCAGACGCCGTTGTTGACGCAACCAAAGTGCACGAAGAAGCCGCACCAGTCAAAACCGTATCGGAACACATAGCCGAGGAACGCGCTAAGACTAGAGCGAGCCGCACGAAGAAGGTGGAAGAACCAGCGCCTGCCCCGATCGAAGAACCAGAAGAAGCGCCCACACCAGTGGAAGAAGTAGCCGCGCCTGCCCCGAAAGCACCCGCGGCACCCGTAGAGAAGCCCGCTAAGACCGAAACGGAGCACACAGTAGACGAGTGTAAGCGATGGGCGATGAAGGCTCTAAACGCAAAGAAACGACCCTTAGTGCAAGAAGCATTTGAACAGGTAGGCGCAACGTCTTTCCCGACGCTTAAGGAATCTATGTTTGCGGAGTTCATCGAATACATCTCAACTCGTCTGTAATGGGACACGCAGAAAGAGATCACGCGATTTTATCGCCAAGTAGCGCGAAACGATGGATTAATTGTACGCCATCGGCGCTACTTGCAGAAGAAGCGGGCAGCAGGTCAAGCGTTTACGCAGAAGAGGGTACACTAGCCCACGAAATAGCCGAATACGCTTTGACTAAATATCTGGAAGGCGAATACGATCCGATAATTGACGATGCATTGCCGTTGAAAAACGAACATCTTGAAAACCCGCTCTTTGGCGTAGACATGGCGGATTATATACGGAGCTATTGCGAGTATGTTATCGGAGAAGGCTACGAGATGCAAAAACAGGACGGCGGGTGCCGGACGTTCCTAGAGCGTCAGGTAGACATTACAGACTTCGCGCCGGATTCATTCGGATCGGTAGACGTAACACTTGTATCTGACAAGACGATACACATTATAGATTTGAAGTACGGAACGGGTGTCCGGGTGTCGGCTGACATGAACGAGCAAATGTTAATGTACGCTCTTGGAACCTTGAAAAGCCTGAAAACAGAACATATTGAAAAAATACGTATGACTATCGCACAAGTCAGATTAGACCATTACGACACGTTCGAGATGGATAAAGAGGATTTGTTAGCGTGGGCGGATAAGGTGCTAAGGCCCGCCGCAAAGATGGCGATACAGGGCATAGGAAAACAGGTTATCGGAAGTTGGTGCGGTTTTTGCCCGGTCAAAGCCCAATGCAGGGCGCAACGCGATGCAATACTCGCAGATTTCGAAGAAAAGCCCGAACCCTTGTTATTATCCGACGAGGAGATAGTAGACCTAATCGGCAAGATAGACACTTACAAAAGTTGGATCGAATCAGTTAACAAGTACGTCTATGATAGAGCGATACGGGGGCACAAATGGCCGGGATATAAGCTCGTGGCGGGTAGATCCAGCCGAGTTATCAAGGACGAGGCAAAGATACGCCAAGCGCTTCTAAACGAGTTCCTCGAGGACGAAGTTTTAAACATCAAGCTAAAAGGTATCGGAGACCTCGAAAAGTTGGTAGGCAAAAAGGTATTTAGCGCTAGATTTGGAGACGCAATCGAATCGAGACCCGGCGCACCAAAGCTAGTACCGGAATCCGCTAAGGGCGTGGAATACAGCCCGCTTTGCGACTTCGACATAGAAGGATAACAGAAGTTAAAAAAAAAAAC